TCTTTAATAAAACACCTAAAGATTGGTTTCAGTTGATCGAAAAATATGAAAATCATTTGATATGTTTTTTCATAGGTTTCGTAATAGGGTTTTTAATATGAATAATATAAGACATATTAAAGACTGGGCAAGTAGACGTATAGAAGCTATCAACTATATTTCTAAAAAAAAGGGTTGGTCTTGTAGTGATAATAATCCTTATTTTGATGAATGGATAGCTATCTTAAATAGTAAAGCAAAAACAAAACAAGAGTACAAACTAGAAAGGAGCAAAAATGCGAAAAACATTTTGGTTAATACTTTTAATGCTATTCGTGACAAACTGTGCGTATAATCCTGTAGTTGATACTGCGGGTCGTTCAGGAACTTTCAATGAAAGTAAAGCTGTTGAAATCACTAATGATAAACAGCATTGTAGATCAGTTGCTAAAGAAAATAGTAATTTGATTAGCAATTTTACTTATTGGTTGTTAGACGATAGCGCTTTATCAGATACAAAATATACCGCAATCTACAGAAAATGCTTAGCTAATCGTGGGCATTCTGTATTGAATTGATGAAAGGTATGATTGTTATGGATAGAGAAATGAAACTCAATTTTTTATTAGATGGTATGGTTAGTAAATATAAAAAGACGAAACAGCCATTGTTATTAAATAAAATAATTGGTTTAAAATTTAAGTCAATAAGACTTAAAAAGAACATTACCGCAGAAGCGGTTGTGCAAGATAACAGTAGCGTACTAAGTTCTACTCATAGTCTTTATAAGTTTGAACTTGGTGCAACTACTGTAAAGAAATTGTTTGCATTAAGTAAGTACTACAAAACTAGTGTAGACGATATAATAAAACAACTCAACTAAGAGAGGAAAATATGGGTATAAAATATCCCTTAGAAAATGGCATAGTGATTGACTACAATGAAGCTAAACACACTTACTATGTTGGTAAAAAAAGAGTTCCGTCTGTTACAGGTATATGTCAGAGGGGATTAATAAAACAAGGTCTAACTGATTGGTTAGTTAACTTTCCGCAAATGACAGCGAAAAAATTAATTAAAGCAAAGTTAGATAACGATGAAAAACTAGATAGAGCAAGTCTTGAAAGAATATTCAAAACTGCGGCTGAAAGTACTAACGTAATCAAAGAAGAAGCTGGTTTAGTTGGTTCAGTTGTTCACGGGCTTATCGAAGATTTTCTTCGTGGTAAAAGCATTCCCGCTCAGGAAGATAAGAAAGTAATAAACTGCTGGAATATCTTTTTTGACTGGTGGAATAAACAAGAGTATAAACCAGTGTATATAGAGAAAAAGCTGTATTGTAAAAAATACAATTACGCTGGCACTCTTGATCTTGTCGTAGAGGACAAGGATAAAAATCTTGTTTTGATAGATATTAAAACAAGTAACCAAGTATCGTTTGATTACTTATTGCAATTAAACGCTTATTGGTTTGCGTTCGAGGAAGAAACGAAACGAAAAATATCTAAAGCGTATGTGGTAAGATTACCTAAAGCTGATAAAAATATTGAGATCGTGGAAGTTCCTCTAAATAAAAAACTCTTTAACGCATTTGTTGGAGCATTATATATTATGACTTCAATGGATAGTTACTGGGATAACTAATAGGAGAATCTGATGGCATATAATAAACCACAGTACAACAACAACAACAACTACCAAAAGAAAAGCTATAACAATAGCGGAAGCGGTAGTAATGGCGGCACAGCTAAACTTACAACTACAAAAAAAGATGGTTGTATTTTAGTTATAAACTTGAATAACCAAAACCTAGTGTTGAAAGGTTATTATCAAGGTAAAACAAACGAATGGAAATTGTTTCCTTATTACGATAAGTCAAAAACAAATCCATCGTTCAATCAACCAAAGCAATCGTATCAGCCAAGAAACGAAATGGACGATGAACTACCTGCGCATATGCAAGAGTTTCAAAATAGTCCTGCACCTGATCCGACAGAATTTAATCCTGACCAATTAGAGGATTAATGTCTGAAAAGGTTGTTTTAGCTAAATACATAGAACATAGACCAACTGTATTTGATCCACATCAAATCTTAAGTTATTTAGATGTTTTAGACAAAAGATTAGTCAAAGCAGAAATAAATTATGATGAAGTGAAAGATCAAGTACAGGAAGTCTTTGATTATGTTGTTAACGAAAAATTAGAAAATGCAAAAGTTTCTATTTCGTTGGCTAAAGTACAAGCTACAAATGATGAGAGATATAAAAAAGTAAGATCAGAATTATCTGATAAGAAAAAATTATATCTTTTAGCAAAAGTAGAAGCAAAGAATGGTCACAGTTATTGCGATCATTTAAAACAACAATCTATTAATGAATTAGCAACAGAAAAGCTAACTCGAAACTAATAGTGATGAGGGGGAGCAATCCCCCTTATTTAATGTCTTGTAATCTCATACTGACTTAGATCAGTATCTTTCCTTATCTGATGATACGTATAATCATAATTAATCAAACTTACCTCAATATGATCTTTAAAATATTTTACCTTATCACTAACTTTAGGAAACGTAGGATAGGTATCTATAAAAGTTAATGTAATATAACTTCCTAATGGATCTCTAGCTGTTTCTACTTGTAATTCTAAATATGTAACAACAAAATCTATTTTCATAGATTTTATATTACTATTTTCTTTTTATAATGTCAGCACCTTTAAGACCATAAATAGCACTGACTACTCCTATGAATAATGCTTGATACCAAAAAGGCATATTGTTAAACTTTTCAAAAAACATATCAACTTTCATCATAATTTCAGGGTCTTCACTAAAGATACTCCAAATCAATAACATCACAGGCGCAGAAACTAAAAGTAATACAAATTCATCTTTCCACCCTTGTTGATTATCTTTTAATACTGCTTGCTTGTATTCGATTTCCCCTCTAGCCATTTTTTCAAAATGTAGTCTTTGTGCTTGCGATTCAAGAACTTTACTTTCCCTACGATTTTGATAAATTTTTGCACCAAGTTTTACACCGCTAGTTAATAAATTAAACCACATCTTTATCTACAAACTCCTTTAACATTTCTAAACAATGAATTGCTTTGTCTATATCTTGTTTTCTACCTTTTTTATCTTTGTTCTTCAACAAACATCTAGTTGTATATTTTATAGTTTTAACTTGACAAGCGTTTAGCTTATTAGCCATACAATATTCAATAGGCTGTATTTTAAGTGATTTATACCAACTGCCAGCCACTTGCTCATTTAATGGCTCAGATGCGTTCTGCGTGGCTCTATGGGCTTTTAAAAGGGTGTTTTTTAGCTTATTGTTCTTCATAATAGTCTACCAATCCATTTTCCGTTTTTATCTTTTATAAAAGGTTCGATGATTGGTAACCCATTTTTTATAATAGAGCAACCGATAATAGGTCTAGCTTTTTGTACTTTATTATATCTAAATGCTAAAGACTTAGAATCAATCATACAACCTACTTGTAATCCGAAATACAATCCTAAGCTGTTGCCATAATATCTTACTCCCATAGCCGAATGGTAATGACCCTGACAACAACTCATTCCCATTGATTGCGCTATAAAACATCTGCTGTCTTGCCGTGGCAGAAATAAACTTTTCCTAAAGGTGTATCTATTGTTAAATCATCGTGCCATTTCCAGCCGCTACCTACTTGAAGAAAATCATTATATCTTTTTATATATGCTTTTGGTATTCCGTGTTTTAATGCTCGTCTATAAACTAAGCTACCGTGATTACTATCCATTAAATCCATTTTAGGAAATAGTTTTTCCAATTCTTTTATCATTGGTAAAGATATTTTTAGTTCATCGCCAGCACTAGGAAGATCGGGATCGCTGTCGTGAAATGACATTGCGTGTTTGTCTACTTCATCGCCAATATGGATTACTCTATCAAAATTTTTATATTTTTTTTTTAATGCTTTTAAGTATGGTATTAATTCAGGAACTGAATAAGGTATATGAGTATCAGAAATTATAAGTACAGATTTATAGATCATACAAGTTTTACTTGTACTACTAATTTGAAAAAAAGTAAAGAAGCTGGGTTGCAACGAGTAAAGCAACAGCACCTAATCCATAAATAATCCAATTCGTAATTGTGTCAAATCTGTGATCTAACTTTTTATCAATCTTATCTATGTCTGAATGCATATGCTTTAAATGATTATTTTTTAAAACTGAAATATCTTTTTTCAATCCTGTTATGTGTCCATAAAGAGCAACAATATGTTCGCCTGTTGTTTTTGGACTTCTAGCCATTATTTTCTCTTTCTTGGCTTGTAAGATTTAATAGCTTTTGAAATAAAAAGATTTTTTACAAAACTAGTCTTTTTACCAAATTTTCTATCTGCTCTTGATTTAGCAGACTTATATGCTTTAGTTTTTTTATTAAATGGTTTTGGTTTGCCTAATCTTTTAGGTCTTTTCTTTTCCCATATCATTTTTTTTCTTGCCATCTTATTTACCTACTTTCTTCATTGCTGAATTATGTGCTTGCGTAAAAGTTCTTCCTTTTTTCATAGCACTAGCCATTTCTCTCATATGTTTCATTGAGTGATGTCTAGCGTGTTTACGCATAGTTTTTTTCTGTCTAGTGTTTAATCCCTTAATTACACCACGTATAGATACAGCTTTAACCATAAACTATCTTTTCTTTTTTTTCTTTTTCTTTTTTTTCTTCTTTTTCATTCCGTGTCCGTAATGATATGGCATATCTACTCCTATGTTAGTTAATTAAAACGCCACCTGACCATTTAGCGTCAGGTAATCCATTCTTATACGATTTCCCGTCAAATGTTAAGATTTGTTTTCTGTTGCTTCCCTCTGAAAATGAACAGTGAATCCAACCACTATTAGGGTCTTTTTCTTCTTCTTTCCAATATTCTAAAATCAGTTGATCAAAATTTACGTTATTAGAAAGCCATAAAGCTACTTGTAAATTAGAAACACCAGCTATCTCAAAATCGACTGCCTGCCCTTTTGCATGCTGTGATGTTTTTTTACTTCCTATGGCTTCGCATAGTTCTTCTGATCTATAACCTGATGTTATGATTACAGGTTTTTCGAACTTTGCTCTTACAGGTTCAAGCACTGCATAACATAAATCTGTTAGGTTTTTTATCTCACCACTGCCAGCTTCGTTTTTTATTCCCTTACGTATTGCTGTCATTGACTTGGTAAATTCTTCCAATTTGAAATGCTTACTTAACTGCATATTAAATCCTTTAGTTAGACATTCCCATTATCCATAAGACAATAAAAATATAACATATAAATTCCACTATGGTTTTGTTGGGAATGTAATTGAATCAACATCTTCAGCAGTATCATTAGAAGCTACTGTACTAGGCAAATCTCTAAGTTCTTGTCTGTAAGTAGTCATATCTTCTGACATAGTTACATCAGATAAACCATAATGATCTGTTTCTTTAAGCAAAGAATTTCTTTTTGCTCTTAGATTAGCCATTGCTCTATCTTTTGCACCAGCTTCCCAAGCCGCTTCTTCTGCGTCTCTTGCCGCTTCTTCTTCTGCTGTGAGCTGAACTCTCTCACCAT